TCTATTAATTTGTCATCTTCTGACTCATGAGCAATCATGAGAGCCTTTTGTTCTTTTACAAGAAAAGGTCTATATCTCAATTGTTTTCCTGTAGATGGTAAAGTCAATTCATAATTTGCATTATTCAGTTTAGGTAGTGCCATAATTTTTCATCCTTAATTATAATTTAGTCAATACTCTTGGTAAATTTGCAACAATACTTCTTTGTACTGTATCTAATAAATTACTTGCTATTAAATCGCCAAGAGGACGACTTACTCTATTTGCATCTAATGTTTGCCAATAACGAAAAGAAAAACTTACTGAAGTTTTTATAAGTTCATTATTTGATCCTTGATTAAGTTCCGTTGCTTCAATTGTTTTAGGAAATGCTTCCATTAGTTTAAGCCCATATCGTCTTTGATCTTTTCTATCAAGTAAATATATATGAACTTCACTTACATAATCATTATAATATCCAACATTCCAAGTGTTTTCATTAAATGCTTGTTTTTGCCACTCTTCAAAAAATACTCTTTCATTTAAACCAGAACTAGCTTGAAAAGTCATAGCTATATCTTCTGCATAAGTTACACCATCAACAATTTCTCTCGTAGGGCCATATATATTTGTATCAGTTAAACTATTAAGATTACGGCCAGGCAGATTTACAGATTCACAACGCAAAGAAACTGCCCGAGCATCTGAATTTCTTTCTGAACCAGCATATGCATTAGTTGTTATACCACCACCACGTTTCGGAGGCGATAGTATTAAAACTTCAAATCTATTTGGTAATGCATAACCTTCATCCGAATGAAATGTTGATAAAATATCATTTAGAACACCAAATGCGCCTGCTTCTAAAAATTTAGCTAAACTTGCCATTAAATCATACTCCTAGAATCTCCCCACACTTTTCCTTCAGACGCTTTTTTAAATCTCTGTACAGGAAGTAAGGCGGCAATTATAAATTCATCTGCATCAATTCTACGAAATTGAGATTTGGTTTGCCCTGCCAAATAACGATGTAAAGTTGGTTTGATTAAATTAATATTTTTCAGTTTACTATAATCAACATTCAATCGTGTAGTTTTTTCTTCAAGATTTGAACTATTCGCATAATTAAACAATCTATCTAGTAATTTAACTCGTAATGGAATTGGTAAGTAATGAAAATTAATACCAAGAAATCCATCTGAATAATTTTCTAATGGAAGTACCAATGGAAATGTATCATAATAAGGTAATGTTTTTTTAAATTTAGGATCATAGAAAAACATATTTAATTTACCATAAAATGGTGAACTGCGTCTTTTACCATCCCGAATCAAATCTTGAGCGCCAGGCGTTCCAAATTCTTTAATCTTGTTTCGATACCATGCAGTTGAGCGTTCTTGGCCCTTTGCCTGATCTCTAACTGCTTGTATAAATCTACTCTGTGCCATATGATTATTTATATCGAATGTTCAGATGATCTTCAGTTAAAATTTTAAATTCCATATCATTATTATCACACCATTCTGTTGCATATTTCCATTTTGCTTCATTTATACCCCAAGTTTTTACTTCATTGAACCATCTTTTGGTTTTTCTCTTTGGTTCTGCTTTTGGTGGCTTGCATTGACTTTTAGGTTTGACTTCTATAATCATCTTTTTAATTGTATTATCGTGTTGTCGAACTTTAATATAAAAATCTGGAAAATATCTATGTACTCTACCATCCCAAGGTGATAAATAAGGGATAATGACTTCCTCGCTGCCCCACTCAATTATGGAATTGCTGGTGTCACAGTATACCATAAACTTGCGCTCCCATAGAGAACGGTAGACGATACGGTGAGAATCGCCCTTATATTTTTGGGGTTTTTGTGGTATGTATTGACCTTTGTAAGACATAGTGTATAAATAGTATATATAAGGATAATTAAATATGGCAAGTGTAAAACTTACAAAAGTTTCTGGTAATCTTAGTGGAGTAGCTGCCCTTCCTAGTAAAAGTGCTAGTCCAGAATTACGTAAATCTAAAGGAAGATATACCACAGAAAATCTTGACTATCCGTTAGGTGTGGAAGGAGATCCACAACAAGGCCATTATATTATCTTTGAAATTATGAAACAAGATCCAGGCAAATTACAAGCTATTGCTGCCGAAAAAACTAAAGCCAGAAAACGACAAATAGATGATACAAACAAATTGGAGGCACTAAATTTTGGTGCCGGATTTGCACCTTTAACATCTGATGATAAAAAACAAAAGCAAGTTATTGAAGATCATCAAAAAGCCACAAAAAACTCTAAAGGAAATTATTTTATAGATACGATTAAAGCATCAACCACAAGGATGCCAAAGTGTATAGCATTGTATATGCCACCAGCGGTTTCTGTTAATTATGGTGCTAACTATAATGACAGTGAAATTGGAATATTAGCCGAGTCTGGAGCTGAGGTAATTCAAGCATTTATGGATACTAAATCTGGTGGTGGTAGTACTGCAACTGCTGTAGGAGCAGCTACAAGAGCAGCAGGGGGTGGAGCAAAAGATGCAATAAACAAAATGGCCCTTGGAGCTCTTGATGCAGCTGCGCCTGGAGCAAGTGCTTTAATTGCAATGGAAAGAGGTAAAATAATTACGCCAAGAATGGAAATGATGTTTGCTGGCATTGGCCGCCGTAGTTTTTCCTATGATTTTACGTTCATACCAAAAAGTAAACAAGAGTCAGCTAGAGTAGAAGAAATTATTAAATCATTTAAAGTACATATGCACTCTGATTTTGTTGATGGAGATGTTAGAGAAATGCAAATTCCTGATTACTTCAATATAAAATATATGTATAAAGGAAATGAAAATACACATCTCAATAGAATATCAACATGTGTTCTTACTAAACTGGATGTAAATTATGGTTCTGATAGATATGTTTCTTATGAAGATGGTGCTCCTCAAACAACTAAAATATCTTTAAGTTTTACTGAAATGGAAATCATTACAAGAAAAAGAATTGAAGAAGGATATTAAATATGTATTTTGCAAATTTTCCTATTATTGCATATGACTCTGTTGGTAATAAAGAATATAAAGCCGTTACAGACCTTTTAAGGCGAGTTGCATTACGTTCAAAAGTTAGAAGTAATACTCTTGTTTTTGATACTTATGATGTAAAAAGTGGTGAAACGCCTGAAATGCTTGCTGATAAACTATATAATGATCCTGAGCTTCATTGGGTTATTCTTTTAATTAATGATATTACAGATAGATATCATCAGTGGCCAATGAACAATAATCAATTTATTGCATATCTTAATGATAAGTATTCTAATATAGATGCAACACATCATTATGAAATATCACAAGTATCAGGAGATACTACTATAAAAATTAATATTGGTTCTGATAATACAGAACATTCTGGTGCGTCTATTGTTACAAATAGAGAATATGAAGAAGAACGCCAAGACGAATTAAGAAAAATTAGATTACTCAATCCCATATACATAGAACCTTTTGTAGATGAATATCAAAAATTAATGAAAGAAAGTATATCATAATGGCAGAAGGACTGAAAGGTGCTGGTGATTTTATAATAGAAGAATTGAAACTTATTACTAGTAATAGTGTAGAAATTGATCTCAGACCGCAAGTAATAGGAATTAATCTTTTTGAATCCATAACAGATATGAGTGTTAGTGGCACAATCGCAATACAAGACCCAGCAAATATAGTATCTACCGGCCCAATTATTGGACAAGAATATTTACATCTTAAAATCAAAACACCATTATTTAATAATAAAAGTACAAATATAGATTTCAAAGATAATGCATTTTTTGTTCATACTGTTAGTAAAAGGCAGCAAATAGGTAACGGTGTTCAAGGTATTGTGTTAAGTTTTGTAAGTGCAGAACTTGTAAAAAACCAAAGATTAAAGGTTACAAAAAAATTAGAAGGAACATGGTCTGATATTGTTGAAGATATGTTGCTTAAAGAAATAAAAACAGGAAAAAGAGTAATTATTGAAAATAGTGTTGGCGTAAAAAAATTAATTGCTCCAAATATACGACCATTAGATATTGCTGTTATGTCAGCACGACAAGCAGTTGCACTTCATAAAGCACAACCGACATTTTTATTTTATGAGTCACTTAAAGGTTTCAATTTCAGAAGTCTTACCAGTTTATATAACGAACCAGCCCTTATAGAATATACACCGCACATTGCTGGTGGTAATGTTAATAGAGGTATAATTGATGTTCAAAAAGATTTAAGTACAATTCTTGATTATGAAATAGTAAGTAATAATGATAGCCTTACAAATTATAGAGCTGGCATGTATGGTTCTGAACTTATTGTTCATGATATATTGAGCAAAAGTTTTATTAAACAAATTTACAATTATCACGATAGTTTTGCTGGTGAAGAACATATTGTCGGTGGAGGTAGTGATGGAAAACCAGAATATCCTCTTGTTAGTGATATTATGGTGGAAGATGAAGATGGAGGCCGTAGGGTTTCTGATTATCCAGCAAGAACATTTTTATTGCCAACATCACTTGTAAATGGAAGTGATTCTCAACATATAACACCAAATGGTTCATTTTCTTATTCTGGATATGACCCTCAAAAATGGGTGCAAAGACGACATTCTCAAATGTTACAACTAGAAAATGGCTTTAATATTAATATTGTTGTTCATGGAAACACATTAATTAGTGCTGGAAATAAAGTAGATGTTAATATACCATATACTGCATCCGTTAAATCAGCTGGAAAAGATCAAAATGATAAATTTTATAGTGGGCCATTTTTAGTAAAAAAGATTCGACATGAATTTGAAATGACATCATCACCAAGAAAACATAAAATGTATATGAATTTAGTAAAAGATTCATTAGATGAAAAATTAGGAGCTGGTGGGCCAACAGAACCATCAAAAGCTATTCAACAACCACTTGAATATGATTATGGGTATAGTGCATAATATTATTTCATTAGACGCAAATCGCGCAATATAGAGGAGACTGCTAACCATTAACACAAATAAAATATCCAAAAAAATCCAACTGCGAAGGGAAATGAAAATGGCCAAGTCCAAAAATAGAATAAAAAAGATGACTTTTCAGACACAAGAGCGCAAATATGAACCATTATCAGAGAATGATAAGTATATTATAGAAATGGCAGGATATAGAAAAGAGTTAATAGGAAGAGCAGATGAAAACTTACAACGAACTACAAGAAGGAGTATACGATCCTAACTTTTTTTTGAGTTTCCTTTAAAAACAATGACTTAGCGTGTACGATTTTACTTGACAAATCTTTTTTAGTGTGGTATATTATGTATACAATGAGAAATAAGGAAATATTATGAACAAGACTACTGAGATTACACCAGAAATCAAGACCTTCATGGAAGACCTTTGGGGTGCCGAAGGTGACTTCATTGACACGCCTCTTGGTAGGGGCCGTATTGAGAACGTCCGTTGCAAGTTTGGTATTGACCTTGGTGTGACCGTTAATATCCCTGAGTTGGGTGTAAAACTATTCGATGGAATGGAATTGTTTGACCTTGAACTGGGCAGGGCATAATGATAATCACCCTCAAAGGAATTACTGGCCACGGTAAGAATCGTATCAGAGAACATGGAGACAAGTGGGAAGTTCTAAAACTTCCTCCCAGCGTTCTGGATATGAACCCCAAACCTGTATTGCCTCCCATAAAATCACTGAAAACAGGTGACTGGCGTTGGCTAGATGATGTCAATTTTTCTTGGATTCCAAGTCGATTTTAGTTGACAAACTCTGATTAGTGTGTTATACTATGTATACAATGAGAAATAAGGAAATATTATGAAAAAAGTATTATTATTAGGAGTATGTTTATTTACATTCTCTGCTTGTAGTCCAGATGATGGCAGATTAGCAAGTGCGCTTATCGGTGGAGCTGCTGGTGGTATTATGGGAAATACAATAGGTAGCGGTAGTGGTAAAACAACAGCATCTATTGGTGGTGCAATTATTGGTACTCTAGTTGGTTTAAATAATGCACAAAGACAGGTGCAACAACCTAAAAATTATAATAACTATGCAAGCAATTCTTTAAGTAGGTGTGGTGTTATAATTAATACTGGTGCAAGGTCAGCTTGTGAACAAGGTGTTGCTGAAAGAAACCGTATTCTTCAACAAGAGATGGAACAACGTGCTTATCAATGTGGTAGATATGGAAAAAGGTGTTAAATGTTAAAAGCTTTATTAATTATTACGGTTATGGGTGGCGGTGAACATTATGTAAATATGCCAGACATGCCAACGTGTTTGGAAGCA